GCTCTTATGTCTAAAGTCAAAACCGAAATCTTAGGTCCTGTTATTTCGGATTTCCTGAAATACGAAGCGACCCCGCAGACCCGTGTTGCCGTTGCTGCCGATACCGGCACGAAAGCAGGCAAGTTTGTCGAGTACCCGCTGCGCGGCAAAAAGCTGGTGGCGCTGACTGACGAAGCCGACGGCAAAGTGATAGTTCAACCGCTCAACTGCATCATCGACCTGTCAAAAGTTGCCGATGCGGACGTCAAAGCGGCGACCACCGGCAAAACCTTGGACGCGCTGAAAAAAGAAGGCGACGCATACGGCATCGTTTACCAAGGCACACCCGCCGCCTGATTTCAGACGACCTTTAAACCCGATTTAACAAGGACACATCATGCCTTTATCCGATAACAGCAAATTTGGCGTGCAGGCTTTGACCACCGCCGTCAACAAAATCGACCCGGGCGCAAGCCAAATCCGCGAGCTGGGTGTTTTCGAACCCGAATATCTGACTACCACCCACGTCGACATCGAGTATCAAGAAGGGAAAGTACAACTAGTCGCCAGTAAAGAGCGCGGTGCGGCCGGTCAGGCGGTCGAAACTCCGAAACGCAAAATTCACACCGTTAAAGTCCCACACCTTCCGGTTAACGACGTCATCCGCGCCGACGATGTACAAAACCTGCGTGCTTTCGGTACGACCCAAGCCGCAACCGTCATGGACAAGGTCAACGAAAAGCTGGCCGGCGGCAAATCCGACCTTGAATACACCCGTGAGCACCTCATGCTCGGCGCGTTGCAAGGCAAGATTTTGGATGCGGACGGCAGCGTGCTTTTGGATGTCAGCACAGAGTTCGGCGTGCAACGCAAAACGTTAAACATCGAATTGTCCAAAGACACGACCAAAGTCGGTTCGGTATTGGACAAGCTCTTGTCCGAGCAACGCCAAAAATTCGCCGGTGCGCAGGTGCGCGGCTGGGTCGTGTATTGCGGCATCGATTTCCTGAATGCGTTCAAAGAGCATAAGTCCATCTTCGAGGCATACAAACGCTTCGACGAAGCACGCGCCTACCGCGAAGGCGATACGCTCAATCCGACCGAGTTTGTCCATAAAGGCATCCGCTTTATCGAGTATGCCAACCATTTCGGCAGCGACGCCGACATCGGTGCGGACAAGGCGATTCTGTTGCCGGTCGGCCGTAATCTCTACAAAGAGTATTTCGCCCCAGCGGACATGAACGCCACCGTCAACACCCGCGCCCTGCCGTATTACGCCAGCCGCGAGAAATTGCAGCACGACAAGGGTTGGAGCCTGCACATGCAGTCAAACCCGCTGCCGATTGCGCTGCGCCCCGAGTTGTTGGCAACGCTGACCATGTCTTAAACGGATTTCAGACGACCTTTAAGGCAGTTTTAAAGGTCGTCTGAAAACGGAGGACGGCATGATTACCATCCAAGACATGATGACCCGTTTCGGCGAGCAGGAAATGGCGGAGCGGTCGAATCATGAAAACTACGAAACCATAGACGAAGCGGTGATGGCGGCGGCGATTGCGGACGCGGAAGAAGAAGCGGCAAGCTACCTCCGGGCGGCGAAACTGTTTTTTACAAACGACACCGCGCCGCAGGTTTTGAAAATCAAAGTCTGCGACATCGCCCGCTACTACCTCTACGACGACGCGGTAACGGGCATTGTGGAGGAGCGTTATCAATCGGCGGTCGCTTGGCTCAAGATGGTCGTCAAAAATCCGAATATGCTGGACGAAACACGCGTATCGGATGAACGCAGACCGTCAACGTGTGCCGTTTATGTCAATGCCGAACCCGATTTGCGGGAATGGCTGAAGGAGTAGGCAATGCGGATTACGGTATCACACGACTTGTCGCGTATCGCCCAAAGCCTGAACCGCTTGTCGGGCAGGCTGAACGGCAGCCTTGAAGAGCCTTTGCGCGCCATCGGCGGCATGCTCGAAAGAACCACCAAAGACCGTATCCGTGAAACCAAAACCGCGCCCGACGGCAAACGATGGCAGGATGTCAGCCCCGCTACGGCAGAAGCCAAAAACGGACGCGGCGGGATTTTGGTAGACCACGGCAACCTATTTGCAAGCATTACGCACGAGGCATCGGCGAAAAGCGTGATTACCGGCTCAATCATGGGCTACTCGGTTTATGCGCAGGAAGGCACGAAAAACATGCCCGCGCGTCCGTTTTTGGGCTTGTCTTCGCAAGATTATCAGGATATTGACGAATTGATGTCCGATTGGCTGGAAGGATTGATTGTCTGATATGGCTTTGAAACAGCATGAAAACTTATTGGCGGTCTATCCCGAAATCCTAGGTCGTCTGAAAACCGTCAAAGGCATTAAGGCGGTCAAGGAGATCGGTGAACTTGCCGAGCTGCTCGCCCAAGGCGCGGCGAAGCGCAAAGCCGCCCCGCTGGACGGCGCGGTCTATGTCGTTTACGGCGGCTCGACCTTTGCCGACGAGGCGAAAAACGGCAGATTTTTAAAATCGACGCTGCACTTTACCTTTGTGTTGGCGCGAAGCTATACCGCCAACGGCAAATCCACGCTGTACGAGGTCGGCGAGACCCTGACGGCAATCCAGCGTGCGTTTTCAGGTTGGGATGCGGGCGACGAATATGCCGTTACCCCCTTCCGCCGCATCGCCTCGCCATCCATCGAGTATAACGACGGCTTTGCTTTTTACCCTATTTCATTCGCCTGCGACACCGTGCAGGCGGCAAACTAAAGGAGCTGCCACATGGCAAAACAAAACGACCACGGCTTAATCTTTGAGGGCGACGTCAAGGTGCGCAACCTCAATCAAAAGGGCTCGGGCTTTATCGACATCGGCAATACCACCGCCCTGACCACGCAGACCAGCGTGGAAACCAAAGAGCGCGTGTCCAAGCAAAAAGGCACTTACGGCAGCGCACTCGACAGCCTGAAAACTGTCAAACCCACCGAAATCGGCTTGAAGCTCGACACCTTCGACAAAGACAACCTCGCGCTTGCCCTGATGGGCGAAGCTGCCGTCATCGCGGCTACGGCGCAGACCGTTACCGACGAGACCGTAACCATCGGCAAAAAAGGCATGGCGTACAAGCTGGCAAACGGCAACATCGACCCGGCTACCGTCAAAGTCAAAAACAAGTCCAAAGCTTCCGTTGATGCGGCGCATATCGACATCAACGCCACCTTGGGCATGATTACCATCCTGCCTACTGCCGACACCGTCAACGACGGCGAAGACATCACCGTCGAATACAAAACCCGTGCATCAGGCGGCTACAAAGTGTCCGCCGCGACCTTGTCGAGTTTGGATTTGGAAATCTATGTCGACGGTCGCAACCGCGTTACCGGCGAGGATGGCGTCTTGCACATCCCACATGCCGTAATGGCTGTGGACGGCAGTATCGACTGGTTATCTGATGATTTTAACGAAGTTGAATTTAAAGGTACGGCAGTGTTGGCTTCGGGCGAGACCTCGACCTATTCCTTCACGTCGTACAACAACTAAAGATTCGGGCGGCTTATGCGGATTGGCGGGTTCGCCGGTCGGGTCGTCCGATAAACGGCAAAAAGGTCGTCTGAAACGGGCTTCTGCGTGTAGGCGCAGCGGCGTGGAGTTTCAGACGACCTTTTTTTAAACGGGTTTTAAAACAGATTAGAACCGATACAGGGCTGATTTAATCAGGTATCCGCTGACGGCCATAAAGGCAAAAAATTCCAGCAGTTTCATATCGCGGATGTGCGCCAACATATCGAAACCGAGATACAGGGCGATAAATGCCGAGAATGCGCCGACGGCGAAAAGTATGGTTAGAGCGAGGGTTTTCATGATTTTCGAACCATTCGTGTAGAAAGTGTGGATAAGTCGCACGGGAAAAATGGAGGTAGCTTTGGGAGTTTGTAATGTTCGGAAAATAGAACAAGCATTTTTTCATCAATCAAGTCTAACTGCGAAACATATGTTTCCCAGCTAAGGTTTCGCGTCAATTTGACTTTGGCTTCTGCTGCAATTCTAAGGTTTGATGCCCGCAAAAAAGCAGCCTGTAAAAGGATTCGGTACTTGTTTCTAGGATTTGGTGTTTCAAATTTTCTCCACCCTTCCTTGCGGGCGATTTCTTGGCATTTTTCCAATTTCTTCCATGTGAAATTTTCGTTATTCCGAAGCGTGCAGATATGGTCTGCTGCAGCTTGGGGAGTGGGAAAGGTGCATAGTGCGTCATAAATTTGGTCGATATCAAACAGTGCGGACAATCTGTTTTCTGAAAGAATCTGACGGATTGCCTGTTTGTAGTAGGGTTGCAAATGTTTCATATGCTGACTGTAAGTAAGATTATTTATTTTAAATAGCAAAGGTATCAAAATAATGGCGAATATTCAAGCAGGTTTAGAGATTAAAGCGGGCGTGTCCGGTGCGGAACACATCGACGCGCTGGCGCAGTCCATCGAGGCGGCGGGCATCGATACGGGCAAACTGACGGCAGAGGCGAAAGAGCTGGGCGCGACGCTGTCGAAAGCGCAAGCCCAGCAGGCGGCGATTGCGGAGTATAAGGCGTTGTCGGCGGAATTGGACAATACCGCAAAAGAAATGCGTGCGCTGGACGAACTGACCGCAACGCTTGAGAAATCCATGCGCGGCGGCGGTACGCAGCAACAGCAAGCCGATTTAGCGAAGTTGCGCGCCGAATCCGAGAGGCTGGCAAAAAGCGAAACCGAGCTGACGGGCAAACTGTATGCCGCCCGCGACGAGATGGCGGTGTCGGGCGTATCCGTCAAAAACCTTGCCGCTGAAGAAGCGCGGCTTGCTGTTACCACTGCGGATGCGACGGCAAGATTAGACAAATTATCAGCCGAGGCATCGGAACTTAAAGCCATTGCCGATGCAAAAATCAAACTTGGTATCGATACCGATGAGAAAGCCTTGCGTGAGCTGCAGGAGCTTAAGAAAAGCTATGACCTTTTGAAAAGTAGCGGCACGTTAACCAAGGAAGAACTCTCCCGCGCAACAGCCCGCTATAACGATAAAGTGTTCCAGTTGAATAAGAGCTTATCGGATTTGCGTCCTACACTTGCCGACTTTGCCAATGAGTTCCGAGGTGTGGCGAGTGGTGCAGCCGGGCTGACGTATGCTGCTCGTGAGGCGGTGAAATTTGAAAGCGCAATGGCAGGTGTTCGGAAAGTCGTGGACGGCACTCCTGAGCAGATCGAACAGTTGGGCGAGCAAGTTAAAAAACTGGCGGTAGAGTTCGGCATGATGCCGGAGAAGATGGCTGAAATCGTTGCCGCTGGCGGTCAGTTAGGTATTGCTGCCG